GTCACTCATGAAAGCTCACTCCACTTTATCGTCGCGGTCTCGTACCAAATGAACATTACCCAGGGTAGAGAGGGGCGAGGGAACTCGGATATGGAGCAAAACTCAAGTCGGACCGTCGGCAACGGAAATCCACCGCCGGGCTCTCTCCCTGGGGCATTATGCAGTCTGTCAGTTTCAACATTTCCACATCGCTCTCGGTTCGTGCGGATGCATCAAGGCGTGTTGCGCTGCGGTGTGGTCCTGGCCAAACCTCAGCCGCCGATGTTCGTGCGGTACTGCGCGAGCTGATCCACGCCATTCACCACATAGATATTCGCCAGCACGTCGTACAAATGCATCTGGGCGCCGGCCACGTAGAGCTCCGAATGATAGACCGAGATCGTCGATGTCGAATCGACATTTTCATGTTGTTTGAATGTGAAAGGTCCCGCGTCTTTGAAAACGCCCGTCATCAGATAGACTACAAGTAGCTCGGCATTACGCCCTTGGCTGGTGTATTGAGCTATGCTTCCACGCACCTGAAAGGAATGGGAGACGAACGGACTTCCGGCCGCCGCCAGAACCTCTGGGTAAAGCGATGCCCACTTGATCTTCGCCTCAAGCTTTTCGACCCCCGCCCAGAACTCCGCGGTACCCGCCATCCCTAGCGCCTTGTGATCCACCATCCGATGGTGCGGTTGGGCGACCTGGATCTCTTCCGCGCGCCCCAATAGCCCGGTGCCATCCATGTAGATATTGGCGTTTGCTATTCGATTTACCGATATGTCCATTGCTGTATCCTTGCCGCGCCACGCACGGCGCCCCGTGCGGAAACTTCGCCCTGGTGTCGTAAACGATTAGGCAGTCAGCGCCGTACCGGTCAGCGCGGACGAATTTCCGAGCTGGCTCAGAAGGGTTGTGTCAATGTATACCGTGAAGCTCAGTCGCTCAGCCGGCGGCGGAGGCATTACGTCGATATCGAATACCAGGTGCCCGGCCGCAATCTGGTCTGGAGGATTCTCGGCTGGATTGTAGCTCGAGGAGCCGGCTGCCAGTGCCCCGCGCTGGATCAATGTGCGAATGAAGGCATTCACGCTTGCCAGGATCGCCGTTATCAGCGCGTTGCTGATTGGTTGGTCGATGAACTGCAGCATCGACAGTTGCACCGATTCCTCGATCACATCCATCGTTCGCCGAACGCTGATAAAGTTGTCCGGCGTGGTTATCGTCGGATAGCCGGCCGAGCGGTTCCCCCATACCCGCAGTCCGGTCCCGAATGCGTTGAACACAGTCAAGATGCCCGCCGCGTTCAGATTGTTCACGTCCGAGGCCGCGTCCAAAAGCGACGCATATAACGTGACGTCCGGTCCCAGAATGCCATTTGCCTGCGTATTCGACGGCGACCACCAGTAGCCGTTCTGCAGGTCCTTCAACGCGATTGCCCCTGCCACCCACTGTGAATACTGCCCGACCGCGTTCTGATTCGCCACCAGTTGAACCGGGCTCGAGCCATTCAAAGTTACACCGGTGGGCACCAGGCCGATGTCGAAAAACGTCTCCTGCGGATAACAGAGGATCGCCCGTGTCGAGCTGGTGTCGAAGGCATTTCCCGCCACTCCTCGATTGGCAATTGCGGTCCCGGCTGGAGTGTTAGCTGGCGAGTCGATCAGCGCCATCCCGCGCAGGCTCTCGGCGATCGCGATCATCGCCGTCGCTACCCCTGCGTCCTGGGAGTATCCAGGCGCGAGCAAAAGCTTCGAGAAAAAGCCCATCGTGCCGTATGTCGTCAACAAGGCCTGCAGGCCCGTGTAACCGGCATTGCTGACTGCGCCGATTATATCTGAGTCCTGGACTTTGCTCGGGTCGGCATAACTGAATGACGCGATCACCGTCGCTCCCGCCGCGATTGCGCCGCCCACCGTGAGCGTCACCACGCCGTTGATCGGATCGCTCGTGTAGTCAGTCAATGTATTGTAAGGCGTCCCCGAATAGTAACTGTAGCTCACCAGCACGGCCTCGGTCGCGCCGATGCCGCCGCCCGCTATTCGTGTCAGCAGACCCGTCCGCGCGTTCACTAGATAGTCGGTACCCTGCACTAGGTCGTGCCGGCAGGACTGCTGGTTAACACTATCGACGACGCCTGCAAATTTCCGTGCGCCAATTGTACCGTGGCAGGCGTTCCGCCAAATGTGTGGGCCTCGCCGCTTACGGGGGCCGCCGTCGTTGGCATCACCGTCACGTGCGTGACACCCATGTGCCCAAGATTGATCGCCCCGGCCGCACTGAACGTCTGCGATGCGACGATGTCGCTGGTATGCTTGGTGTTGTCAAAAACGTTCACCACGATTGCCTGTCCCGCCCCTTGCCCCAGGATCGCATTGAGCGCGTATGGAATCGTGTAGCCCTGCACCGCCGGACCGAACTGAACTGCGTCCTGCGCCGAGCTCACCAGCGTCGGCGCATTTATTCCCGGTGCCCCTGCCGGTGAAGTTAGCGCCCAATATGGCGCCGTGCCCACCAGGCCGATTACCGATGACTTCACCACCGTGATCGGCGCCGGACCGGTCGCGAGTTCCAGTACCTCTACTCCATGCAGGAAGGATGCAGGCATATGCGTCACCTCAGTGGCACTCGGGCGCCCTTCTGGAAGCTGGCCGCGGTGCCAAACAGTTGTCGGGTTTTCCTACCGGAGCCCCGCCAGCGCGACTACACTGCTGCGTGCGGGGTGCCGTCGCGTGTCGGCGTATCGGCGGCAGACTATAAGCCGCGAATACACTGGCTAATCGTTGTCCTCGTGCGCGATGCCTCAGTTGGTTGGTGCGGTTGGCGCACTGCCCCCATTTGCTGTCGCCGTTACGGTGTCGGCGTATGTATATGCGATTGCGACTGAGGCTCCGGCCGCGATCGCTCCAGTTGGTACGCGTACGACTATTCCGTTGACCGCGTCCAGTGTGTAGTCTGTGCCGCTGACGTAGATCGCACTGTTCGTTGAATTCGTCACCACTAGTGCTGACACATTGCCGTTGAGAAGTTGGATCTGCCCGCCGGAATCGAAGGTGTAGAGCGTCGGCGCGGCCTCGACCGCGGTGACGCCACCCTGTTCCTGAGCGCGCGCGAGCGTAAGCAATGGATAGCTGTCCGGCGTCGATGGTTCGACTGCGACCGTGCACATCGCAAACGTGATTGCGTAAATCCACGTGCCGCCCTGTTTGTCGCGCTTCAGGAAGCGTTCGCGCACCGGGTAGGTCTTCTCGCACCCTGGTACTCGAAAGCCCGTCAGCGCCGCGCGCACCGACTCGATCGTTGCATAGGCCCCGGGGCGTGCCGCCGCTCGCCTCTCCCCCGAAGTTCCAGCCAAGGTCGCGCATCATTACCGTGACCTCGAATTTTAACCTCCGTTCCTGCACGATCGCCGCGCTGTCGATCAGTTTTCCGTACTCTGCCCCTTCGTAGCGCACCAGCGCCGCGCCAATCCGATGCGTCATCCGATACGCCTCAGGCTGATCCGGAAAATGCGCGATCTCGATACCGCTGATCTCAGCGTTCAATCGGTTGACCACAGCCTTTTCGATCGTCTCGATATCGAGCGGCGTCGGTGGCGTAAAAGTTTGGCCCAGCCACGGACTGTCTAGTACGACTGCTCCCATCTGGTTCTTCTCTCAATCCTCCGGCTGACCCTGACTCTTCGAGACGCCTAGCGCGACTCCGGCATCAGCTCTTCGAAGTAAACCGAATACGTGCGCCCGATCTTGAATCGCTCCCCCGCCATGGCATTCAGCTCAATCGTTCCCGCTGGCGGCTCGGCGAAATACTCGTGGGCCTCCGGCGAATCGTCGATCACCGGAACCAGCTGGGCGCTATGCACCACGCGGCCCGGATGCCAGCTATCGGTCTTTTCCGCTTTCATGCAGATGAATTTCACTCGCATTGTTTTTTCCTTCTCGCGGTTAATTATCCGCGCTTCCAGAGTTATTAGCCTTTGAGCGTTCCACGATCGAATATCCGTTGCGGCAGTTCGCCGCCCGCATCGCCACCCGCCTGCGTCACCACCGATCCCCCAGCCGCCGCCGGCTCGGCGTTGTCCGCCGCCAGGCCCAGCGTCACTTCCCCGCGCGCCACCCGCACCAGCAATTCCACCGCGTCTTCATAACGCTTGCGCGCGTCCGCCACGTCATGGAGCGGTCGCAGCGATTGCAGTCGATACATCGCGACGTCGCACGCTAGTCGTTGCAACACCGCCGGCGGATCGTTCAGTGGCAGTGCGAAGCGGCTCTCCAGGTATCCGTCGATTTCGGCTGAAGCGTCGCTCAAAGCCTGCTGCAGCATCGCCGAATTCACCGTCGTCTGCGTCGGATCCTCATTACTCAGTTGTACGAGGTCGCGATTCGGATACCGCGCAATCATGTCGTTTGGTGATGCGTATGACACGTGTGCTTCATCCTGCTATTGATGCGATC